CTGCTACGCTGTCTGTCTGTCTGTCTGTCTGTCTGTCTGTCTGTCTGTCTGTCTGTCTGGCTGGCTGGCTGGCTGGCTGGCTGGCTTGTTGAGACTAGCGCAAGGCATACGCATAGCCTCGTGCGATTGCTAGCGTAAGTCATTGCTAATCAAAATAACTTCACATAAGACCACTAATAGATAGTGGAATGCAGGCCACTTATTGCAAGCGGCTTGCAAGTAAATTGCGCGAGGATGCCACAGGAATGCGTTTGATTAGCGGGAAGGGGTAAGTATGCGGGAAGAAATGCCCCGCATTCTACGGGGCGGGGAATTGCGTTGCTGGTCTTGCGCCATGTTTCGCCCGTTCATTCCATGTGTTCACCCCTAGCTTTCCTCTTTTGCCATATCCTGTATGGCATGAAATACAGCAAAGAAAAAGGCTAGGTTTTTAGCCTAGCCTCTCTCGTTTGTTTGTGGCTTGTCCTATAGCTGGCGCATTGCTTCCCGTATTGCTTTTAATATCCGTTTCTGAACCCCTGATCGGTTCAGCTTGAAATGTCCGGTCTGCATTGCAACCATTCCGCCGATTGAACCGCCATCGGTTCCCCATACCGAACCGCAACCGCCGGGAAGGTCGTATATGATGGAGCAATCGCTTTCAGCATCGGCAAACGCTAACCCGTCGCCGATAGTGATGCGCTTGGAGAGTGTCAAAATTCCCGCTCCCCTGACCTCTATTGCCACTTGATTATTGCGGCAGCTTTGAACGAACCGCTTGGCAATGTCGGCGGGTGTTTGTTTTTCGGTTTGCTGTAGCATTTGCATGAGTGGCTTTTGTGTGTGTATTGTGTGTGTTCTCATGTTCATTCCTCCGAATAAGCCGATTCAATCCGTTCGCCTGTGTGTTCGCAATATAGTTCGCCGTCTTCCCAATTCACCTCTGTTTGAACTACGCGCCACCCGTCGTTTACTTGGTTTTTCATAGACCATAGAACGGAGCGGAGGTTTTCCCGCACCGCTTCAAAAGAAAGGGCCGCGCCGTCTGATGTAATAAAGAAAAGCGGGTAAGCTCCCGGCCAAGTATATTTGCCGGAACGGAGGGTTTCTTTTAATTCGCGGGTTTTCATATATGGATAGAATCCACGGCATGCTTGTGTCTTTACTTGTTCGCTGATTAGTTCGCTTACTTTCATTTTGTGTGTCTTTCTGGTTTTTTGTTTGCGGGCTGGCGTCGTGCCGTCCCTTGTCCATTGCATAGCATCTAGCGTGCCAGCTTCTCTTCCCTATGGTTCAACCATAGCATTCCCCTCCTATCGGCAAGACTTGCCCACTACTAGGCAACCGTTGCCTATCTACTAGGCAAGGTTTGCCGCTTTGCCTTGTTCTTTGCGGCCTTTGCCTAGTGACGAGGACTTGGCACGGGGGGTGCTATGCTTGAATGTGCGGGATAATCCGCGAAAAACCAAATCAAAAGAAAAACCAAATCAAATGAACATCCGATCAGTTAGAAACAAAATCAGCGGCGAGCGGTTCCTCATAATCGACGAGCGCCAACGCCTCCCGATTGGCATTGCTTCCCTTTGCTGCGACTCTCGCATTTCCGGCTTTCAAATCAAATGCACGGAATGCCGCGAACTCTATCCCGTCCGCAAATTAAACGAGGGTGGATATTGTGAGTCTTGCGTTGATGCTGAAATCCTATCGTCCGAAGATTATATTTGAACCCGTTCACCTCAGAACAAAAACCAAAAACCAAAAAACCAATAGAACAAAAACCACATGAAAACCACACTATCAACCTATCAAATTGCCGACGCCCTCAAAAATGACACATATGCCCGCTGGTCATATAATGGCTCGCTTGCCCTTGCTGAATACTTGGAGGAATTGGAAGAATCCACGGGTGAGGAAATGGAGTTAGACACATGCGCCATTCGTTGCGACTTCTCAGAATATGATTCCGCTTTAAAATGTGCGGTTGAATATGGGTGGAGCCATGAGGCCGATATTCTCGACGCCGACGATAATCTCAGGCCAGATGATGAGGTTCTTGAGGAAAACGAGGAACGCGCTTTGCGTTGGCTTCAAGACAGGACGCAAGTTATAGAATTTTCCGGCGGAATCATCGTTTCCAACTTCTAACCCATTAACATGAACAAATTGCATTCCCGCCTACAATACAACCAAGCAAAAGATTCCTTTTTCGTGCGCTTGTTAATACTGACAATAATAGCCGCCGCGCTTGTTTTCTTAACTCTGTGAGGTTCCAACTCCGCGCATCTTAACGGGTGCGCGGCATGGAGCGGCACAACGCCGAGCCGATAAACATACAAAACAACACACTAAAAACGCACATGAAAACAAAAATCACATTCCCCGAAACAATAGACGAATTGCTTAACCATCCTAAATGGGATGGGTTTATAGGATCAAAACTAGGCAATGATCTATTCATAAACGATCCCGAACGAGCCGAACGAATCCATGAGGCCGCCGAATATGGTTCGGACGGATCAACACACTACGAAATTATTGAGGACTGGCGGGAGTTCGCCGATATGCTTTTCCGTTCCTTACCTTGGGATGAACGCGAAGAATTAGAGCCAAGTAGTGATGTTTTACACCTTGCAATAAATCAATGTGAAGAATGGCACGAAAAGAATGGAACACTCCACAAACAAGTAGGATAAACACACAACACAACACACCGAAAAATGAAAACACAAACACAACACACTCCCGGCCCTTGGAAATTAGACGCGGGTAGAATGATTAGAACCTCATCAGGTGAATTTTATATATCATATTCAACCGACAAGAAAACAGGAAAACCAGCTTTTCAGAGTTTTTCTGAATTAGATGCAAACGCTCGCCTCATCGCCTCCGCGCCGGATTTGCTCCAAGTTGTCGAGGATTATGTTTTACTATGTGACCTGCACGATTATGTCGGAGCGGTTCCTGATGCGGCACGCGCTACACTCCGCAAAGCAAGGGGGGGAGCATGAGTATCCGCATCACATTCCAAGGCGCAATAGAGATTTCCGATATAATCGGCGGGAGATATTTATCCCGCCAGTATTTCGGATACACGAAAAGACAAGCAATCCGCTTGTTTAAGCAGGAAACACAACACACAACAAAATAGAAATACACACACATGAAAACCATAAAACAAATCGGAATCGCAGGAGTAGACAGCGGTCTTTTAATGATCGGCGACCCCTGCTATTTTATCGGGCCGGAATCCGAAGCACAAAAACGCTTCAAAAATTGGGGGGGATTCCTAATAGAACACACTAAACCTAGTCAAATCAACACACAAATGAAGTATGCTTTGGGGCATGACGGATTAGGGGTTACATTCAACACAACGCATGGAGACGGAGCTTTCCCTGTTTATGTGCAAGAAAACGAACATGGAAGGCCGCGCTTTGCAATCGTCGTAATGGATGGATCAGATATTGAGGAGATTATCAAATGAACACACTACTAAACGAAATCCACGATCTCATGTCTTTTGAGGTCAAAAACTCCAAACGCCACAACCTAGACGAAATCCGCATTACCATTCCACGCGCAAAGGCTATCTGCAATGCGATTCGTATTGCGAAGCATCACGCGAGAATGTCCTGCTCTATTGTTAAACATAAACCATAAATTAACACACATGAACTCATACGCTAACTGGTATTCCGATATAATCAAAGAACTACTCTCTCAAATGGAGAGGCTAACTCACCCTATGGCAGATGATGGCGATCTGGAAGATACAAAGGAACTTATAGCAAAATACCGCGAAAAATTTCCAGATTGCGAATTTCAAGCTCCACATTACAACGCGAAAGAACAATCCAAATGAGCGCAGTAGAAAAGACATACCCAACATGTCTCCCTCCAGAGGCATACATTAAAATCGCAAAATCCTGCGAAAACAACACTCCGAGGTTCAAGTCATCCTACTACCCACAAACGCAACCTAAACCAAAAAAGAAAAAATGAAACCAACACAAACCAACTGGAAAAAACACACACGCAAACGGGGCATGAACTCCCGCGAGAAAAGACTACTGACTGCATTGCAGGACATAGCCGCAATGGTAGTCAGTCCTAACGACACACGGGCCGATATTCTGAATCGCGCTCTTAAAGCAATCGGAAAGGAATAAAATATGAACATCAATGAATTGAGAAAAATAATTGACGATGCGGAAGCATACCGAAAGCAAGCGTGGATCACTTTGCATCTTACAAGTGAAGTGATCTCATTCAAGGTGAAAGACTGCGACGAACGCGAAAAGATCATGCACGCTTTACGCAGGTCTGGAATAACTGCCAGCTTCAGCGCAATGTGCGGAAGTGTTAAGAACATTGACCATGCTGGACGCAAGGAACCATTTTGGGGAACAAAGTTTACGGAGGAAGCAAAGTGAAAACACAAAGCGAAGCAATCGACGAAATGTATGACGAGCTTTTTTCTCTATACGGAAAAGTCTTCGGCCCAATGTGGCTTGAGACTAAAGACAAAACATGGTCTTTCGATATTGAGAAATACGAAGGCGGCGAGAAATACGAAGGAGCAAATCCCGTTCAGGACATTATCCGCTCATCTGACGGCATGGTTGAAATTATGGTCGAGCAAACCAATTCAATCTGCCGTAGAACCGCATGGAAATACATGGTCTATGCAGTTTACGATGATGATATTGGAGAGATGTATGAATACAATTATAGGAATGCTGCCGCCAATAAGTTCATGGAGATTCAACTTTCTATGAAGTTTGCTGTTGCTAACAACAAATAATAAACACACTATGAAAAGACTACTTATCCTAACAGGCGCATTAGTCCTATCCTTCGCTCCCGTCCACGCGAAAACACACTGCAAAACAGAACTCCGTCACTCAATATATTACAACCACCCTGCTTATATTCGTGGGTTCGACGATGGATACGATGGCATGGAATACTGCAATCCATTCACATACAACGACGATCAGTTGCTATACGACATTGGTTTCGAGGATGGCGACCAAGCATACCTAGACAACAATCTCCGATACAGAGGCCGGAGGATTTGCCTCTAAACACAAAACTAAAACACACCATGAAAAAGATACTAACAATACTCACGGCAAGCATTGTCTTGTCATTAACCAACACAAAAGCCGAGCGCGAATGCTCTGAAAATGAGACCTATATTTACTGGCAATCTTATGCATACAAGACTGGATTTGCCAATGGATACGATGGAATGTATCGCAATAATTACAAAAGACTGGAAGACAGGATCGTTTATGACATCGGATTCACGGATGGATGCGAAGCATACAAGATGGAACGCGATAAATGGATGGGAAAATAACACACACTAAAATGGTAATACTATCTACAACATACGAGAATCGTGCATTCGATTCACTCCCGCTCGCGGAAATTTACGGAGTTGAACGCATCAAAGACAACTGCTGCATTCTGACAGAGGATGGAAGAGTTCTGTCATACAAACGGAAAGGAGGAGAAAATGTCTTCACGCGCATCAAACGGGATGAAGCGGAAAGTTGAGCAGATAATCAAGCTGAAAAAGAAAATCGGACTGCCAACAGGTAATGTCTGGCGATTCAATGAGTCCGAAGCAGATAAGATAATCTGCCTGCTGAAAGCCTACGCTAAAAAAATCTAACAGAACACACAACAAAACGGGGATTGGCTAAAAACCAATCCCCTTTTGCTTTTACTTCTTCGCAGTCTTGGCCGACTGCTTAAACGCTTTAGCGGTAGGTGCGCCCTTGCTCCCAACCTTCCGCATTTTCTCGCCGCTTCCAGCCGCGATCCTTGCTCTTTTTTCGTGAATGTTGCTATACAATCCTTTGCTACTCTTCAATCTCCTTCACCTCCCCAATGCTAGGTATCTCTAGCCTGTCATTAACTAGCTGTATCAGAACTTGGTTCTTCTGCTCGTCGTTAGAAAGCTCACCGGAAAGCCTGCTGTCTAGCTCAATGGCTTTTAGTTTGTCACCGACCTTTGGCCCTTGCAGGCTACGATTACCTTCCCCATCCACGGACAAAGAAGCAATCGGGCTTTCCTCGGTGATGTCCTGCGGCTTGGCTCTCGCTACATCAGCAAGTAGGGAACGCTTCTCGGCAATCGACATTGCATTCTGAACCCAGACGGATTCACGAAGTTCAGCCATATACTGCTGCACATGAGGACGGTTCTCGATCTTCGCTCCCCTGATTGCCGCATACTTGCCATGCGTAGCGGCATATCCTGCGGCTTCATACGCCTTGGCAAGACTCTTACCGCGAACCCGCTCCATGCAGTATCGCTTCTCTCCCTCTGTCAACTCTCCGTTCTTTCGTTTAGGCATCTTGGTTCGCTATTCGCAAATGGCGAATCATTTTAGGAATTACTTCAAGCCAGACTTGAGCTTGTCCAGATTTTCTAGGAACGCCTGAATGCTCTGGTCGCCTTGGAAGAACTCTTTGAATGCCGTCAGGTATGCGTCCGTCAGCAGGCAAAGGAATCTAGCTTCGTCAAACTTCTCGATGACAGACTTCGGAAACTGATAGCCAAGAGGAGTCCCGTCGTTGTCTTCCAACTCACTATCGTTTAGTTCGATAGTTTTCTGTATGCTTTCGGCGATGTCCTTTAGCGAAAGGATTTCCATATTCTCTTCGATCTTGCTTTTATTCTTTTTCATTTGGAAAGTTTCTTAAGTTCTTGGATTGTATCCTCATCGAATAGTCCGGGCTTACCCCAAGCCTCAATGCGTTCGTGATCTTTCATGCGGTCTTTGATGATGAGCTTGATTGCCGAACGGGTTTCTTCACGCAACTGGTGGAATACTTTCACCAGTTTGCCGATGAAGTGATACTGGTCTAACTCTCCCGCTCCACCGCCGATGTTGTATTGGCTTGCAACGATCAGCAGTTCCTCCGCACTACCGAACTCCTTAATCCACGGGGCTTGCTTTGGAGCTTTGCCGAGCGGTTCCTTACCCTGCTCCATACGGACATGACTGCGAGCTTCTAGGGCTGTCCAGCCTTCTTTACAGGCTTGCTCGACTAGCTCTATAACCTTCTTGTTGTTCGTTGCCTCATCGTCAGAGTATTTAGAGCAGGCAATCTCTACTGCTACGGTTGGAGAAATCTCTGAACGATACTTGATGGGAATGCGTTGTGCTGTCCTTGCCCATGCCGAGACATGAGAGTAAGATAGCTTTAGGTTTGCCGCAATTTGGGTTACGACATTTTCAAAGCCGAGCGCATACAGATGGCGGATGCCTTCGCCAGCAAGCCACATTCCTTTGCTACTCATGTCAACACCTAGCCCGATTGCCGCCGCATAATCCTCTGGACATGGGATGACACCTTCCCGTGGTGTGAATTGAGTTAGGTTGTTGAACTCATAGCGTTCTGCAAGAGCCGAATAACCATTGTGCATACCAGTTGTTACCGCTGCCTCCAGAATGCTTTGCTCTGTTCCCTGCTTAACTTCTTCCTTTACCAATGTCATCTTCAATTCCTTTGCGTCGATCTCTCCACGATCATAAGCGATGATGGCACAAGCCTCTTCCAACAACTGAAAGTGGTTTGCTGGTGAGTCCTCGTCGATCTCATCATCTTGTTCGCAGATTTTCATTAGGCGAAGTGCCGTCTTAACATCTGTTTTATATTTAGCAGAAAGCATTTCCGCTAATTGATTGCGCTCGATTATTCCTTTGGGTGTGTTGAAGGAACCCTTCAATGTTGTTGTCATGTGTTGGTTTTTATTTTGGTTTTTGTTTGTTCAGGTATCGTTCAACAATAACGCGAACCATACCGGAAATGCTTCTGTGTTCAGACTTTGCTATTTTCTCCAGCGATTTTTTAATGTCGTTGGTAACATATAGTCCAAGGAAAGAGTCGTTATTCGTTTTCTTCATCAATTAAAGCTGTTGCGCGAATCTCTACATAGGTGTCCAGCAAATCCTCGTCGTCGAAATCGTGAGTGACTTTGCAGTTCGCTTCCGAAATTACCCTAATGTCCCGTTGAAATTTATCCTGTGGAGTTGATTTGATATGGTCAATAACCTCATCTTCGCCATTAAAGAACTTGGCGAATGTGTAGTGATCGTCGCTGATCTGCTTGGTTAGAACTAGGTATTCCATAGGATGTTTGTGCTAGTGGACGGAGGAGAAACCATTAACCCCCGCCCACTTGTCGCACAACAAATTAGAATGCTTCTTGTTGTTGCCGTGGTTCAGACAACTTCAGGCTATAATACTTTCCGTTGTCGTTGGTCTTCTCCCATCCGGCAAGATCGTAATCTTTACCGCCGACATTGATTTTACCCTTGATGTCAGGGTGTTTGTCTTCTTTCTTATACTTGTTTTTGGATAGGAATCCGCTGTTTTCTTTAGCCATATATTTGATTTAGTTAATGTTACTCTGCAATAGCTTTGTAAGCTACGATTGTTTTTTTGATGGCGTCAATGCCATCGAAAAGGAATAGGGATGAGGTGTTGTCTGACATCTTAAAGAAGTCGTTCGCCTTGGCTGGCACACGCTCGTCTTTTGCCCACTTGTGAGCTTCAAGGAACTCTTCTGGCGTGTAACCTAGCTTCATCAACTCTTGGAAGAGTGCCTGATGATTCTCTCCGTTGAATTTAGATGCCGTTTCTTTTGCTTTAGGAGCCTCTGTAGGCTTCTTTTCCTGCGGCTTGGCTGGCTCTACCTTAACGGCAGGCTTCGGTGATTCTACGGGCTTCTGTGGAGCATTGCTGTTCCGACCCATTGCCGCCTCTCCATCGTCGTCGTCAGGGCAAATCATCGTGACAGCTTGGAGTGCATAGCGGCGAGCATACGAAATGAGCGAACCGATTCCTTGCGGATCGTCTTTCGCGGGTTTCATGTATGTCCGACTACGAATCCATTGACCAGATGAGTGCATCAACTGAGTCTCTACATAGTATCCACGCTCATCAGAGCTTGGCATTTGGACTACGCTCAACTGGTGCTTGGACAGGATGGGTCGCGTAGCTTCCCATACCGCTGCAAGAGAAGCGTAAGAATTTTTATAAAACGGATTCGCGGAATCCTTGTGGACTGTGCCGACCTCTGCTTGCGCCTTTGCTAGAGCGGCTGCTAGGTCGCCGATGTTTTCAGATTGTGTGTTCATTGGAGCTTTAGAGTAGTTCTTCTATCGGTAATGTCAAAATAAATTTTAAGATTTTTTTTCTTGGGGTAAGGACTCCATAACCTTCGCATACTTGACTGCCCATTCGTCACGCTGTTTGAGAGCGGACGCGAGCCTGCGTTTCAGCGATGCGATTTCTTTTTTCAGTTCTTCCGTTTCGTTTGTTTCCATAATTCTATTCGTGCGATTCTCCGTCATGGATGGTGTCAATCCCAAAAGAAAGATTGAGTTTTGCCCACGCCCCATCCCTGTCAGTTCCGTCAGTAACCCAAGCTCGGAATCCTCCGGTAGCGCAATCCTCCCCTGCGATTGCTTGCTTCATCAATCTTCTGGCCGACTTCCTCAACTCATACTGATCTGGCACTTCATTTTCAGTTGTTGCCCATTTCCAATCAACAGCACACATCATCTTGTTGACCTTATCGAAATCAAAGCTGTCCATGATCTCGTCCATTTGGTTGTTTAATACTTCTTCTCTTGTCATATTATTTCTTCGGTGGTTGATAGCCTGTGCTGAACTGCCAGTATTTGCAGATGTGGGCGAAGGCTTCGTAGTTTTCGTCCAGAGTTTTCTCGTCATACCAAGCCTCCCCAATACGCCCCGGCTCGGTTGTGCTGATGTAAAGGTTGACTCCTCTTACTGCGCCAGCAACCTTTGCGTATGCAGCGATCTGCATTGGCTCTTTACTCCAAGGCTTGATGTCGAAATCTGGCTTGGTCTTGCGGCTCTTGTAGTCGAGGATATGCAACACTCCATCCTTCTCGATGAGGGCATCCGTTGTGCCAGCATAGCCAACTTCAGGATTCACTAACCGCAGTTCATGCTTTAGGAAGGTTACTCTATTATGCTCCACCCACAACTTGACTGGTGCGACATAACACTCCATTGCCGGATCGTATGCCTCGCCTTGGAAGTGATTCTCTAGTGCCTTGTGGATTTGTGTTCCGAGGTCTGCTGCATCGTCAACTTGCTTGAATGCATCCTGCATGATGCGTGAACAATACTCTTCATCACTCTCGTCTTGCTGGCGAGGTAGGGTAAGTGATGCCATCAACACTTGCTGTTGCTTCCAGCGGTCTAGCTCAGGTGAAGCTAGGCACTTGAAGATCGTAGTTACAGAAGGCAAAAGATTGAGAGATTTCGCATCTCGCAGAGTCGTTTTGCGGTATCCGCCTTTGGTTTTGTTTGGAACCTCAAAGACTGCTTTGCCTGTGAGGTCGTAGTAGTGGCCTGACTCGTTCATTTGCGTAGGATAAATTTGATGATGTTGTCCAGAATCAAGGTGAAAATGAGGAGAAGCATATACCACTCCCGTTTGCAGTAGAGCCAAGTGAGTTGGGCTGCGTATTTGAATTGAAGCCCTGCAAGTTTGAGGGTCATGTGTTTCATAGGTTGTTTTACTTTGGTTAGTTTGTTTTGGTTGGTCAACGAAAATTAAAAATATCCGTTGGTTTTTTTGAATGCGATGAACTCGACTAGCCAGCGGTCTTCTACCGTGGTTAGGTAGTCACGCTGAATATCTGCTCTGTCCATAGTTCCGTGGAGCCATGTCCAGAACTCGTCTGTCCATCCGTTGCTCTTCACTGCTTCTGCTGGTGTCATCCTACCACCTTTCGGCGTGGAAGATTCTTGTTTAACAAGAACATCGTCTTCCCATCTGCGCTGGTTTAGCCATGTCGCAGGGTGGGGAATAAATTGAGGATCGCTCCAAGTCTTTTTGTGCTTCTCTAGGGCTGGTAAAACTTCTTCCAACTTGCACTTGTTTTTGTCCCATGCCTTCCGCTTGGCTACCTTCTTTGGGTAGGAAGAGTAGAAGGTTTCAAATTCAGAGTCATTCGATTTTCCACTCTGTGGTTTTTCCGCAGGGTGGATTTTATTTTCATCACTCACTTTTCGAGTTTCTGTTTTCCCTTCATCCTCTGTTAGAGTCTTTGTTATATTAGATATATTAGACGCGCGCGCGGATCGTCCATTTTTTGCCTGATGGTCTGGCAAATCTTGGAGCATGGCATCTGGCAAATCTTGGAGCATGCCCCCCCATGTGGAAGAATCTTCCAGATGGGTAAAACGCTCACTTGTCAGTAGGGTTTTTGCGACATTACTGACCGTGTAATACTTCATCGCCTTACCCTGTTTAATGTCCAATTGCTGTGACCTGATTAAGCCCATTGTTTCAAGCGCACGGAAAACATCAGCGATTGTTCGCTCACTCCAGAATGGGAAAAACTCTTCCTGCCATCCTTTGTATGAATTGTAAATCCACCGCTTGTCATCCACGATTCTTCCGCACCTTTTATTGGAGCAAAGGTAGTGCATCGTTTGAAGGACTATAGCTTCTGATAAACCTATAGCTCTCGCTAGACTTGGCTGAAACACCAATGGAGTTTCATCTATTAAAAGATTTGACTTACTCATAAAATTCAAGAGGGGCCACCCCCCACTACGGTTGAAGACCGATTGATTGTCGGGTGGAAATATTCCGTAGCGGAAGGGTGATATATTTTGGTGTCGATTTAATCTTCAATTGGCATCCGTTTCCACACGGACGGCTGTATTGCTACAGCGATTCAGACTCTACACTCACTCGTTGTGTTGTCCAATCTTTTTTTTGCTCGATAGTATTCTGACTTCTCCGTGTGGATTTCGTATCCACGCTTGAAGGGGCCGCGATATATTTCTTCGCCGTTTTCTTTCACCACAAATACTGACGGCTTTCCAGAATGATCCCAGAAGGAAACAATCACAGGTCGGAATATTCTCTGGCGATTGCGTATGCTTGCATCAGCT